CAACATAAGCACAGAGCTTAAATCTGGCAGACGACACAACCAAGCTGTCGCGATTGCTATGAAGAAAGCCAAGTCCATGCGAAATGGCGGCGAGGTCAAGCGAGTGAAGAAGAAGGTTAGAGGTGGCGGTGCCGCTACTAAAGGTCTTAATTTTTACGAGATTGACTAATGCGCGAGGTTGATTTGGCCAGCTCGATCAAAAAAATGATCGAGGAACGACGTGAGCAACTGGTAACCACGTTGACAAGTGGTGCACTAACGTGCATGGAACAATACAAATATATACAAGGCGAGTTAAAGGCACTATCATTTATCGAGGAAGAAATAGCTAATCACTTTAAGGAGCGATAAATGAGTGTGGAGGGTGCTTACGTGGAGCCGGATCAAGTGGTTCTTGATCCAACGCTTTTGGAAAAAAGCGCAATAGAGAGGATGCCTAACCCAGTGGGTTGGAGGATGTTGGTGTTACCTTATGCGGGTGTAGCCAAGTCCAAAGGCGGTATTGTTCTCACCAAATCGACAATAGACCGGGAGGCCTTGGCCACCGTAGTTGCCTATGTCGTGAAAATGGGGCCACTTTGTTATAACGACAAAGCAAAATTCGGCGATACACCTTGGTGTCATGAAAAGCAGTGGGTCATGATTGGCCGCTACGCTGGCGCTAGGTTTAAGCTCGAAGACGGCGCGGAAGTGCGCATCATCAACGATGACGAGGTCATCGGCACAATTCTTAACCCAGACGATATAGTGAGTTTGCTATGAGTGTTGAAAATACGAACCCTGCTCCTCAGGAAGAGGAGATTCAAATTGAAATCACCGAAGATGCGCCTGAAGGACAGCAATCCGATGGTGACGAGCTAGAGCGCTATACCAAATCGGTTTCCAAGCGTATTAATAAACTTAATGCCAAAACTCGTGAGGCTGAGCAACGCGCACAGCAGTACGAGGCCATGCTTGCTCAGCAACAGAACGAGCTGGCTCAGTACAAGCAACTGGCCGTGCACAGTCAGGCTACTACGTTACAAGCTGAGGAAGATAAGCTTAAGGCGCAAGAGCAACAAGTAGATGATATCTACAAAAAAGCGGTGCAAAGCCAAGATGCAGATCTTATGTCTAAGGCAGACACCTTAAAGAATGACCTTGCCATAAAGAAAGAAAAGCTTCGGGTGGCAAAAAGTAGGCAGGTGCCGCAAGAGCAGTACCAGCCTATGGAGCAAGCTGTTCCCCAACAGCAAATGGCACCTCAGCAAGCGGAGCCTGAGCCCACAAAAGAAGCGCTAAGCTGGCATGAGAAAAACCCTTGGTATGGTGATGGTGAGGATGAGACAAATGTTGAAGCTACTCAGTTTGCCTATTTCACTCATTACAACCTTATCAATGAAGGATTTGAACCGGATTCCGATGAATATTACGATGCACTAGATTCTCGGGTTCAGAGGGTTTATCCTAACTTAAGCAAAAGTGTCGGCAACGACACGGATGCGGCCGAATCAACAGGACGTCAACCCGCCGTGCAAAGAGTTGCGTCCGCCCAACCAAGTGGTCGGCCACAAACACGAGGCAAAAAGAACGGTGTTAAATTCACCTCTGGTGAATTGGAGCGATTGCGTGGTCTTAAGCCACACAACATGACCGAGGAAGCTTGGCTCAAGGCTGTGGCAAAAGAGAAACAGAAAGTAGCTCAAAGAGAGGCAAGGTAATGGCAGATACAAAAAACACCCGTTCTTCGCGTGAAAGCGGAGCGCACGATAATCAGGCTCGGCGAAAAGTATGGCGCCCAGTGCGTAAGTTGGAAACTCCTCCGGCACCCCCCGGTTATGTATACCGATGGATTCGGGAGAGTATGTTAGGAACGGAAGACCGGGCTAATGTCTCGCGTCGTCTTCGTGAAGGATGGGAACTGGTTCGTGGAACCGACCTTCCTCCCGAATGGGAACTTCCTACCATGGACAACGGAAGGCATGAAGGTGTCGTTTATAACGAGGGCTTACTGTTGGCTAAGATGCCCGAGGAGTTCGTCGAACAGCGCAGTGCACACTACGCTAATGAGGCGGCAAAAGCTAAGGACGCATTGGACAATAATATGTTCAATGAGACCCGAGGCGATTCTCGGTATGTACAATATGATCCTAACCGCAGTAGCCGTGTAACCTTTGGTAAGCAATAGGAGATTGATCCATGGCTAATAAAGATGCCGCTTTTGGACTTCGTCCTGCTCACATGATGGGCGGTGCTCCGTATTCAGGTGGCCAATCACGTTATAGAATCGCCAACAACCAATCTGGTGCTATTTTCCAAGGCGACTTGGTTAAGCAACTAACTGGCGGTACTGTTTCTCGTGCGGCGGCCTCATCTACCGTACCTGTCGTTGGTGTATTCAACGGCTGTCGGTATACGGACCCAACTACTCAAGAGCAGGTTTTTTCAAACTACTACCCCGGTGGCGTAGCCGCAGACGACATCATCGCGTTTATCGTTGATGATCCAAATGTTGTCTTCGAGGTACAAGCTGACGACACATTCCCAGTAGCTGACTTGTTCGGCAACTTCGATGTTGTTGATCAGACACCTACCGGCGACACCCGCTCTGGCCGATCTAACATGGAACTTGACGTAACGACTGGTGCTACTACCACTACGTTGCCACTCAAGGCCATTGATATCAGCCAAGATCCCGACAACGACGACGTAGCAAGCGCTAACACCAACGTGAAGGTGGTTATCCAAAACCACATTGCGGGTGTTAAGTCTGCTGGCTTGGCATAAGGAGGCTAATTAGATGGCTATTTCACGCGCACAATTAGCGAAAGAGCTTGAACCCGGCCTTAACGCCTTGTTCGGCATGAGCTATGACACATACGACCGTGAGTATGAAGAGATTTTCTCTATCGAAGACTCGCAACGTGCTTTTGAAGAAGAAGTTCTGATCACAGGCTTCGGAAGTGCACCTGTCAAGACCGAAGGTCAGGGTGTATCTTTTGATACTGCGTCAGAGGGCTTCACTGCTCGTTACACTCACGACACCATCGCATTGGCGTTTTCGCTGACCGATGAGGCTGTAGAGGATAACCTTTACGACTCACTTGGCCGTCGTTACGTTAAAGCATTGGCTCGATCAATGGCTAACACTAAGGAAGTTAAGGGCGCTGACGTTCTTAACAACGCCTTCAACACTAGCTTCGCTGGTGGTGACGGTCAGCCTTTGATCTCAACAGCACACCCATTGGCTGGTGGCGGCACTTTAGCAAACCGCGCTACTACTATGGCTGACTTGAACGAGACTTCATTGGAAGATTCGCTGATCGATATCAGCACTTTTACTGACGATCGTGGTCTGACCATTTCAGTACAAGCGACTAAGCTGGTTGTACCACCTCAGTTGGTTTTCGTTGCTGACCGTATCCTCAACTCGCAACAGCGTGTTGGCACGGCCGACAACGACATCAACGCCATTCGCAACACTGGCGTATTGCCCGGCGGTTACACGGTAAACCATTACCTGACTGACCCCGACGCATACTTCCTCTTGACGTCTGTTACCGAGTCTGGTGAAGGCCTCAAGATGTTCCAGCGTACTGCGATGGAGACGTCAATGGAGCCTGACTTCAGCACAGGTAACATCCGATACAAGGCGCGTGAGCGTTATTCGTTCGGATTCTCTGACTGGAGAGGTATCTACGGATCACAAGGTGCGTAAACTTTAGTGTGGGACTCTGGGGGCCAATGGCCCCCTTTTTTTTGTCTTCATCTAGGTCTATGATGACAGGGTCTTTCTGACAGTTTTATCTGACAATTGCCAAGACAGGAGACTTATCATGGCTAACACTACTTTCTCAGGCCCTATTAAGGCCGGAACAATCAAAAATACCACTGGAACCACTGTAGGCACTGACAAGGCCAATGTTGGTTTCGTACTCATGGCACAAAGCGGAAGCGTTGTTTTCGGTGACGATGGTGCTGAAACCATTGTTGCTACTCTTCCAGCAAACAGCCAAATCTTTCAAATCACAGTAGACGTAACGACTGCGTTTGATGCTGGCACAACCAACACATTTGACCTCGGCGACGGATCAACCGTGAATGAGTATGCAGATGCACTGGACGTTAGTGCTCAGGCTCGTGTTTTGGCCACATCGGACGTTTCCCAAATTGGGAACCTAGTCGATATTGGCACAAGCGACGTTGACGTGACTGTGACTTATAACCAGACGGGTACTGCGGCCACAGCAGGTGCGGCGACAGTTACTGTGCTTTACGTGCAAAACCGCAACCTCTCGTAAGGGGGTAATTCCATGGACAGTTTATCTCAAGTTTTTCAGGGGCACCGGCATGAGAGCGGCTTTGTCGCTCTCGGTCGTCATCGCCTGAAAGAGTTTAGTATCATAGGTACGGCCTCTGCGGGAACCTTCGTAGTGTTTGATACTGATACGGTTCCAGAAACAGGGACTTATGCTCAGTCTGGGACGACAGTCACGGTCACTGATACAGGCCATGGTTTGTCTACGGGTGATGTCGTTGGGATCAATTTTGCTGTAGGGACAGGCGGAACCGCACAACCGGGTAATTATCCGATTACTGTGACGACCGCTAATGCCTTTACGGTAGAGATGCTGAACTCCGACACCATTACAGGCACCCCAGCTTGTCAATATGTCGCAAACAGCGGCTCTACCCAAAAAACGCCAAAGCGTTGGGTAATGTCAAAGCATACTGCCGCCGCAGACACTTTTGCCAATGTGTTTCAGATCCCTAATAGTGGCTTTATTGTCACAAACGGCGTCTATTTCTTCATGACAAACCTTACCGAAGCAGATGTGTTTTTTGAGTAATTATGGCTGATACAAAAGACGTAAATCGGACTGAAGGCGGACGGCTCACCTACCGAGGTGAGTCTTTTCCCGGCTATAACAAGCCCGTTCGTACAAGCGGCGGACCTAAAAAGTTCAAGGTCTTAGCCAAAAAAGGTGATCAGGTCAAAATGGTTCGCTTTGGCGACTCCAACATGACCATCAAAAAAAGCAATCCAGACCGACGTAAGAGTTTTAGGGCGCGCCACAATTGTGACGCAGTAGAGCAGAAAAAGGACGTTTTCACGGCGGCGTATTGGTCGTGTAAGAATTGGTGACGATATGAGCTTTGTGCAAAAATTAATGAGAAAAAATATTTTTCAATCACCACCATTTGACCCAAATCCACCAATGATGGGCACTATGGGCGGCGACGGGACCGGCGAATATCCGCTCGGCACTGGTGGGCCTCGGGTAGCCCCGTCTGACCCTAATTTTGTACCCCCCGGAACTGCTGGCATTAAGCCAATGCGGCCCATAAAACAACCTCCAATGATGCCTAGCCCGATGCCTCCGGGACTTCCAACTGGACCTCGCACAAGCGGCATTATGCCTGTGGATGAAACAGTTCGTACCATGCAATTTATCGACGAAAACAACAACGGCGTTGATGATCGCGATGAGAGACCGCAATCAGGCGTCTCAGACAGTTTGTTTGGAACTCAAGGCTCTGGCACTTACGACAACCTTATGTCGAGGGCTTTTCAGGAGTATTCGTCAGGGCAAAGTCCTTATGAGGGCGCTAGTAATTTTTTAATGAATCGACCAGCGTTTGACCGAGGTGCTCGCCCTGAAAGCTCGATGCCTTCGACGTCTATGCCATCTTATAGCTATAGTGATCCCGGCGGCGCTGGTGGACTTGCGCAGTTACAGGCGCAACAGCCCGGCTTACAAGCGCAGTACGATCAGTTCGCACAACAGATCCAGTCGGCTCAAGAGGCGGCACAGCAACAAGCACAACAGCAAACAGACATGGCGGCCTCAGAACGTCAGGCACTCATGGATCGCATTGCGGCGCTGGAAGGGCAAGAAGGCCCAGATCTCGACGCTTTTGGCTCTCAGTTGCGCCAAGACATATTAGGTCAGATACCAGAGCAAATAGACATTGACGCCCTACGTCGAGAAATTACCGGCGAAGTGTTGTCAGTTGCGCAACAAGAGTTCCCTGACGTCACGCAAATCCGTGATGAAGTGATGCGTCTTTTGCCAGAACAAGAGCAGGTGGACGTAGAAAACTTACGTCGACAGATTCAAGAGAGCATCGACCGTGGTGCACCGCCTGAGCAAATTGACGCCTTACGTCAAGAGCTACAGAACCGGATTCGCCCCGTTGAGGAGCAGTTGCAGGGACTACAAGAGTCTCGTGGCAGTGTTGCCGAGCAGATAGGTGAACTACGTGGTCAGGTCGGCGCACTGCCTAACGTCGACATCGAAGATATACGCCGCAGGGTTGCAGAAGGCATTGATGCCCCACAAATCACCGGAATTAACCCACTTGCGCAAAGACAAATTGAAGAGTTACGCCGCAGGCTTGAGGAAGGACGCGGGCGAATGGACCCTGACATGCTAGAGCGACTACGCGCGGTAGAGGGGCGTCGAGGGCCTGACTTGTCTGCTATTAGGGAGCAAATTGGCGAATTGCGTGGTCGGGTTCAAGAGCGTCCTGATGTTGAGCAAATTGCTGAGCGGGTACGTGGCAATCTTAATCCAGACTTAGTTCGATTACGTGAACAAATTGGACAAGAGCGCGGCAGAGACATCGAAGATGTGCGCGGCCAAATTAATCCACTAACAGAACGTATTTCTCAACTCCGTGGACGGCTAGACGAGCGGCCAACCATAGATCAAGACGCTATTGCGCGGCGTGTGCGAGAAAGTATTAAAATTCCTGACGTAGATTTAGGTGGCATACGACAACAGATTGGCGAATTGCGTGGTCAAATCAATCCGTTGAGGGGACTCAGCCCAGACGCCATAAAGAGCATGATTAATGAAGGCATGGCAAACCGTACTACCGCAGGCATCAAGCCACAGCCTCAGGTACAGCCAAGGGTGTCGGCTTTTCCTCCCGGCTATAGGGGGAGGGGGTTAATAAGATAATGGCGAGTGAAGTACCAGATAACGTAGCTAACCCTTCGCTGTACCGAAAAGCCAAGGCTAAGGCCAAAGCTAAATTTGATGTATACCCCAGTGCGTATGCCAACGGCTGGATGGTTCAAGAGTACAAGCGCATGGGCGGTGAGTATAAAGGCGCTAAAAAAGCGACCGGCGGCGAAATTACCGCAGACCCTAAGAAAAGCGACCTTAACAAGGACGGCAAGCTTAGCAAATACGAGCGTAAGCGCGGTGAAGCAATTGCTCGAAACATGAATGCAGGTGGCTCTGTGGAGATGCAACCTCGTGGTTGTGGCGCTATGATGCAAAGTAAGCGTAAAACAGTGCGGGTGCCTCGTGGCTAAAAAACGCGGACTTGACGACTGGTTTGGTAAAGAGAACTGGGTTGATATCAGTGCTCCAAAAAAAGGCGGCGGTTACGAAAAGTGTGGCCGCAAGAGCGCTGATGATTCAGGGCGCGGTTATCCAAAGTGTGTGCCTGCGGCTAAAGCCGCAAAGATGTCAAAGAAACAAGTTGCTTCCGCCGTCAGGCGCAAGCGAGCTAAAAAGCAAGGTGTGGGTGGTAAGCCCACTAATGTAAGTACGTTTGCGGCCGAGGGAGGCTCAATCATGAAAATGAAGACTAAAGGCTACGCTAAAGGTGGAGCTAGTAAAATGAAGACCAAGGGCTACGCTAAGGGTGGAGCTGGTAAGAAAGAAGACGCAATGCAAGTTATGATTGCTGTCGGAAAGCCCAAGGCAGGCATGATGAGGGCAAAAGGCAAGGCAATGGGCGGCGCCATGAAGACTAAAGGCTACGCTAAAGGTGGTGCTATGGGCAGTAAAGCCAAGTCTAGCCCTGTGCGCGCGCCTTCAAGCAAGAACAGCGGCTTATACGGTCGATAAGTGGCGTATTTACAGTCAAACATCCCGCACTTTAAGTGCTGGGTGAGGCGGGAATACACTCACAATCACGAGAAATACCATGGCGAATTTATTCATGCCATGGTTATTGCCGTAACCACGATGCCTACTAGGTGCTTGTCGTTTCAAGTCATTTTCACGGGTGCGGAGACATACGACACAGACGAGCCCAATGTTCATGGCGGCGCTATGTGGGCTCGTATGCCCATTACTGCTTTAGTAGCAGATACCCCGCTAGATGAGTGGCCTGAGCCTATGCCTGTGTGGGCGGCTCAGCCTTGGGATTGTAGCTCTCACCATCACGCAGTTTATGTTTTGGATCGCGCTACACCATGTCCTTGGTTGGCCAAAATAGATGGCAAAATGTATCCAGCACGGTATCTTTTTACGGTAGATTACTCTGAAAACGAAATTGCGGACGATCCTGCGCAACATAAACAA